ACGTTACCTAACCAAACTGTTGATTTGTTTTTACCGTTTGGTTGCGGTGTGTTACAAATGTTTTACGGATTGATGTTTAGTCAATCAACCCGGTCGCGTCACATAGGGGGCATTCGTTGCCGTAGTTGTCTTCGTCTAGCAGGCCTTTGCCTATCCAGCCGTTGCAGTTCCAGCATTTAACGTAGCCTTTGGTGCGACCGTGGGGTTCGTTGTCTTTCATTCGTAGTGGTGGCGGGGGAATCCGCCGTCAGCGTGTTCAAGGTCACTTATCTTAACATTGTAGCAGTCTATTGTCGGGGACCACCCGTTGTCTCCGTCTGGTATTCCTGCTTGTAGGAACCGCGCGTTGTTGAGGAAGTCTTCTTTCAGCATTGCGCCGAGGTACCATCCGGTTGTTAAATCTTTGTGGACTCTAACGAACGCATAGTAGTCGCAGTCTTGTTTGGTGCCGATGGCTGCGACCGAGCATTCGTAGTACGGTTTCGGTGGTGTGGTGACGCATTTGCTTTTCACGTCTATAGTGGTGCCGTCGGGGAAGACAACATCCCAGTCGTATGTGTTGCGGTGGAACCCGCCAGCGATTTCCATGAAGATTAGTTCCCCGAGGAATCCGTAAATGTTTCCTTCACCTTCACGAATAGAGTTGTTTAGGTGACCCATTTCTTCAGCCATCAGTAACGCGGCGTCCGCCATGTCTGTCGTGATGGGGACTTCAATCATTCCGGGGAATCCATTTTGGCTGCCACGATGCGAACGACTTGCCGGTCATCCACCCACGCTACACCATTCAAAGCATCCAACGTGAGTTTCACGTAGTTGTCTAAATCGCCGCGCAATGTTTTAGAGTTGTGAGGTGATGGCATGACGGTGATGACTGTGTGGTCGGGGCTGTACGCGAGGATCACTTCGACGGGTTCGTCAGTGATCTCGCCGCCTTGCATCATCCATGATGCTGCCACATGATCTTCTTCTTGCAGCGTCGCTTTGGGTGTGAACACGCGCCCGTTTTTGGCGTGACGTGGCCGGGCTTTAACCTTGGGTCTACGGTTGACGATGATTGTGTATGGTTTCATCCGTGGGAAACTTTCTCTGCGGCGATCACCATTTCGCATAGACGGTCGCGGCCATCGCGGCGGCTCTCAAATTTTCCACCCCAGTCGCTGTCTGCTGAGATCAGTTCCATTTCAATGTCACCTCGCGGGTAGCCTTGTTTAACCATAGCGCACGCCAAACTGAACAGTGTGATGGAGCGGTCACCGCCGGGCTTTTCCCGTGTGGGGCGTGGCCCGTTGCGTCGGATCGCACCCGCTAACCCGCCGAGGTGACCGGAGTCACGGGTCGCGTATGTGCGGCGTGGTGCCGGAGGTGGAGGGGGCCGGTACAGGTCGTGGATTGGTTGCCACTCTTCCGGTGTGGTGCGCGCGTGGAGGGCGGAGACAACAAATTCGGTGACTGGTAGGTCTTCGCTGGGTGACCCGGGCGGGAATGTAACCACTGTGTTGCGGCCTTCGGCTGCACCTTTCGGGTATGGGAGGCGCACACCGTTGCCCCATCCTTTGCCCGCTAGTTCTATTTGTTTCGGGTTTACTTCAGTGATGGGTGCATCCACTATTTTGCAGGCACCTATCAGTCCTTCACGAACGATGCGTGCCGCTACTGGTTCAGTGTAGAAAACCCACAGGTGGTAGCCTTTGGATCGGGAGCGTTCTATCCATGAGGTGACAGCCAACTGGTGGAGGGTTTCTTGTACGTTGCGGGCGTGGATGAGCGAATCGGTGTCTCCAACATCCCAATCTATGCACCCCCAGTACACGCCCCATGTCCTGAGAGCCGTTTGCAGCCCTTCTGACGGCTTCTGGTACTCTATGAGGGGGTACACCCCTATGGGTGTGTTGCGGTCCCCTAGGTGGTCTTTGACGGCGGCTTTGAATGCTGGCCCGGTTGCTTCACGGTACCCTTCTCCGGTGGGGTCGGCCCATGGGCGGAATCCTGCGGGGTCACCGGGGGTGTCTTTCGCTATGCGTCCACCCCGGAATAGTTGGGTGAATCCGTTGATGGTTCCGAGGTCAGCCATTGTCGGGTACGAGTTCTTCGTAGTAGGTGTGGATGTGTCCTGCGGTGGGATCCAAATAGTAGCACATGTCTAGTGTGCGTGCTGTCCGCTTGTTTTTGCACAGGTTAATGTTGATACTGTTTTCGTGGTATTGTGTTTCCCACCCGCTTAAACCATGCTTGTCGCGTTTGCGGTAGATTTCCATGATGAAGATCGCTTCCTGTTCGCCGCCGTAACGCCCGGCGTACATGCCTGCTGCTTTGCCGGGTTCACCGGAGCCGCGCCCTGACTGGTGTACGAGTGCGACGGGAACCCTCTGGTTTTTAGCCCACCGTTTCACGTTCTGCGCTTTGGTGGTTACACCTGAGGCATCAGCATCGCCACCGGGTAGTAGTTCAAGGTAGTCGATCATGCAGAAGTTGGGTTCACGCCCCCACCATGCGCGTGCCTCATCCATTGCGACCGCCATGGCATCTAATGTCATTGAGTCGTCTACGATGGCGACTCGGGACAGTTCTTGTGCGGCGGCTAGTTCTAGGTCGGCTAGTACAGCGGTGTCGTGTCGTTTGATTGCTTCTTCTACATCGGTGGAGGACCGGCCGCGTAGCAGGCAGTACAGTTTCATGGTGACTAGTTCGCGTGGTTCATCCATTGAGAAGATGACAACGTGGGCGTCGGCATGGTTGACGAGGTTCCAGATGATGCCGCTCAGCAGGACTTGCGATTTGCCGGTGTGGGATTTACCAACATCCATTAGGACTTCGCCGCGTCCAACACCACGGGTGGCGAGATCCAACTCAGGTAACCCTAGGTACCAGCGTTCTGTCGGGTTCGATATAAAACCAATCAGGTTGTCTACGACAGTAGAGGTGGTAACAAATTTGGTGGGTTGGACTGGCCCCGGTGACGGTGCGTCGGGTTCGTCGGGTTCGACGGGTTCGACGGTGGGGGGTGCCCCCTCACCTGACCGGGTTTTAGCGTCGGTCAGGCGGGAGGCTACATCTTGTGGTGAACGAAGTTCAACCATGACTGCCTACATTCGTGCGCGGATTTGCTTCCCGACCTTGCCTAGATCGTCGGCGTCTTTCTGCGTGAATGGGCACACGAACCCGGCGGGGACAAGGTTGTCGCCCTGTGGGGATGTCAACCAGAGAGCGGACTTGTCGTCCTTCTTGTGCTTGTAGTCGGGGCCGGTAAGTTTCGGGAAGGTGCCATCCAACTTCTTAACCCAGTTCGCATCCCACCAGTCGGTCGGGTTGTGCATCAGGTCGGTCCACAGGTCGGCCTTTGGTCCGACCATTGCACCGGCAGCACGGGCGGGAGCAGGCGCCGGGGCTGGTGTAGCCACGGGATTTGGCGTGTCAACCCGGGGAACACTTTTTTGAAGCATCCGTATCCCCTGCTCAGTTGTTTCGTAGGCGAGGCCGAGTGCTTCATAGTTTGCTATGTCACATGTCGCACCCCATTCGGCTATCTCTATACCGAGTTCCTCTTTGGTTAGTGTGGGGTCCACGGTGATGGTTACAGAACAGGATGCTTCGGACGGCTCGTAACTGCCTGTCTGGATAACCTGCCTGCGAAACACCGTGAAGGAGTTTGTTGGTTCTGTCATTGCGCTACCTTTCATAGTTGATTCCAAGGATCGGGGCCGGAATGCTGCCCCCTGCATGTGGACCATGCACCGCACCATTTGGGTGAGCAATGCCAGCCTGTCATGTTCAACGGCCACACCGGTAGGTCTGCCGCGATTAGTGTAGCAGCAGAGCGGGCTAGCGCAACCAGACTTGCCCACTCCGCTGCTCCGACTTCAGTAATGGTGCGATGCACCTTGCCTTGTACGAGGTGTACGAATTCGAACGGGTAACTATCCCAGTTCCCGCCTTCAAGTTGCTTGTGGGCGTACGTGTATGCGGCGGCCTGCACCGACCATCGTTTCTTCTCCCACTCTGCGGAAGGTTTCCGACCGGGGTTCTTCCAGTCAACGATGGGTAGCGGGGTGCGTTGCACCAGATCCATGGTGCCCTGCAACCAGATTTCCGGGGTCTGATCGGTGACCAGTGGAATCTCAAACCGGTGTTCCACGGAGACGGGTTGAAGATCGGAGCGCACCTCGTCCCACCAGACGGCGGAGTTCAGGTCAATGATTTCCACGCACTTGTCTACAGTGTGGTTCCAGCGGGAAATGTCGTCACGGTTTTCTTCCCAGTTGACCATTGAGGCAGCGATGGTTGCGTCCCGGGATAGGGCCTTGCCGTCGTTGACGACATGCAGCAAGCATTGCTCAATGCCGTAGTGGACTGCGGTACCGATGGCGGTGGAAGTGGAGGAAGTATTTTCTGACAGTCCGAGCATCCCCTGCCGGGCACGTTCCGGGCACATTGCCAAATCCCCCAACCATGATTGCCGCAAAACTATTTTGTCTGCGGTAACCGGAATAGATGGCTTAGATTTGAGTGTGACTGCGGTGGGTGCTTTCATGGGATGTAACAGTACCTCGGGGGTGTGACAGTCGGGTGGATGCCACTAGGCTAGGCTAGTTCTAGGGGGATACATCCCCCACCAGCACCTAGTAACTAGGCTATGTCTGTGTCCTCGTCTACTAGTTTCAGATCGGGTGGCGCGCTAAGCGCGGCTCTTGCCGCCGTGTACTCGTCGGGAATTAAATTCCCTATTGCGGTCATAAATTCTGACGCCAATTCGGACAAATCATGCCCAAAATCTCCGATAGCAAGCAATGATTCTTGCAAAGTTACGTAAGTAATGTTGAGTGCTTCACCTAGATGTTGCTCCCCGTCAAAGATCACCTTTTCCAGATTCTTTAACCGGGTTTCCACGTCTATTTCTTTATTGTCTGTCACGGTTTCTCCTTTGGGTGAGGGGGGTGACGATGCGATAGAAAGGAAGTAAATACCGCACCGCCACCCGCCCGGACAGGCGAGAGGGGGTTGCCTGTCCGTGCGTCACAGTAACGGCAGGTGCGGGCGGCGTCAAGGACCCTACTCATCTTTCGATTCCCAGTCCTCGCGCAGCGCGTTCAGTGTCCTTTCAGCATCCACCCGGTGGAAGAATATTTCACGGATCGCACCGTCTTGTATCAGCAGCCACCGTTTCACGTAATGCCCGGCGCCGAGCGGGATGCTTTGCTTCTCCACAGTCAAATCGGTTTTCATCAGCCTGACCCCTCAGCGGCCAGCAACGCTTCCTTCGATACGGGTTTCCCATCCCGGTAGATGGGGTAAGGGAGGGGCTTCAACTCGCCCGCGCATTGCCGCCCAAGGTAGTAGCGGCGCAACCGTATGTCGCCCACCATTCTCGTGGTGTAATCATCTGGTTCGTCATCGTTCGTTACTGTCAGCGTCAACCCGCCATCAGTGACAAACAGCGCGACCGTCCAGTCATCTAAACGCACCCTGTACGGGGTCATCGTTTCCCTTTCGTTCGTGTTGGTGCCGGGGTGGGGCAACCCCCGTGCGGGGTCACCCCACTTCCGGGTATCCAATCAGATGGCCTGTAGGGCGGTGGGGCGCTTGAATTCTCCACCGTTAGATGCCTGCAACGCTATGCGGTTGAGTCCGTCACCGTAAGCGCCACGTTCCTGCAACGTGAGGGTGTGAACACGGACCTTCTCGTCACTGTTCCACCGTTTCGCTGCCTGATAAATGGATGACCTCAGGGATGCCGGATCACCAGTGAAATGGGTACCGGAAACCAGCACCCGCATTTCACCATCGAACCATGCGTCCCACGGGTAACGGCTACTCCGCCCCGTAGACGGCCATTCTTTCAGCACTTCCGTTTCAGCATTCATCCTTTGTTTCCTTTTCTAAGATACCCCGCATGGGGGTTACTGTCGGGATTGTTCCCGCAGATTTGTTTACCACAGTTCACTGGCGGATCGTTCCTCAATGGTTACACCAGTGGTGGCGTTATCGACCCGCACCCAGCCTTCCATCTCGTATTCGGCTGGTTCAGATGTTGTCGCACGGTACGTGCAGGCAGTGTTCAAGTCGCAAGTATACATGTAGTTTTCCCACGGATGGAAACTAGAAGCAATGTGCCACAACTCGCCGTCACTGTCTAGTTCAACACATGACACATCCGTCCGGTACCCGCTTTCACTATTCAACTTGGTTGCCAACGCATCCCACAAGGCGTGAGGTGCTTCCGTTTCTTTCACTTTCGATTCCTTCCACAAGGCCTGTAACCGGTTGGCGTCAGCCTCACGGAAAGCCAGCAGTTCCTTTTGCGTCCACGTCCCCGTCAATATGTCGTTACGGATGTCAGCCACGAGTCACCCCGAAATCTTCCGGCACCGGTAGCGGCGTCTCGGGTGTAACGAACTGGCGCATCGCGGAACGTAACGCTATGCGTTGCACTGCCGCGTTGCCTTCTTCTTGACGGATCCGGTCCCGTTCGCAAGCGTCGTCACAGTTGATTGGGTCACCGCACCATGTGCAGGCACCGATGTCATTCATTGTCGGCGTCGTCCTGCTCGTCGGCTTCCCGCCAATCATCCGGATCG